GTCCAGTTGGGTTTAAGAAGGCGAAGGATTGTGCCTACCCTGCGTTCCTACGCAACGCGTGGCGTGAAGTCTTCAAAGAAGACGGCACACTACGGTGGTACGACACAGCTGCGAAGCTGTGTACTGACGATTGGAACATCGTTCCGTTCGATCAGAGCAAAGCTCACTTCGAAAAAGTGGACTTTGTCGACGGCAAACCTGTTTGGACCTTACAGCCCAAACAGATGTCTATCGTCGATACCTCTATCACGCGTTGTCCCGAACAAAGTGGTGCCGCTGCTTGTATTAGACAATTGACAACTGTCTTCTATAAGCTAGAAACACCGTATTCGGACGAGAAGATATGTAACGTTCTGGACGCCTTCAAGGCGACTGAACGTGATCTTCGCGATCTCGACCTTCGAGATCGTGTGTACATTAAGAGTACACGTTGTCTGAGGAGTACCTTGCTCAACCGGGCAAGGAAGTTGATAGGGAGATTGCTGTCCAACGTTAATCCGTTGGACATACTGCCCCGTCATAGCTCCGGCGCTACAGCGTGCAAGACCAAACCCCATGAACGTTGGGAATTACCACCGAGATTTGTAGAACGTCTAGATGACGTCTACTCGTATCGGGAGTATTTCCACTCCGGTCACATGTCGCTCTCAGATAACTGGGAGGACATAATGGAATGGTCAGGTGCACCTGTAGAACCTGCGGCTCGGATGACATTCGTACCTAAGGACTCACGGGGACCTCGCGGCATAAGCTGCGAACCACGCGAGTTCATGTACATACAGCAAGGCATTATGACCTTGTTGTATGACACGTACGATCGATTCCCAGTGATAAAACGGATGCTCTCATGTAGAGATCAGTCCGTCAACCAGGAGATGGCCTATTATGGCAGTCTTTGGGGCAACTATGCCTCCCTGGACCTGAACGAAGCATCGGATCGCGTTAGCCTACAGCTTGTAGAAGCTCTTTTCCCAAGTAATTGGGTTAGAGCTCTTAAAGCATGTAGGTCAACGAAGACGGTGCTTCCAGCCCATACTCGATGCGGGGTTAAAATCCCAGCTGACGAGATGGAGCTGCTCAAGTTCGCCCCGATGGGATCAGCTTTATGCTTCCCCGTCGAGGCCCTTGTGTTCTGGTCACTATCAATTGCGGCCATGAACCCAACAGACCGTTTCATTAACGGGCTGTTTGGTGACACCCTCAGTACAGAAGAGCGAATGTGCTTAACTGTCTTTGGGGACGACATCGTTTGTCGATTGCAACATGTTGATGCAATCATCGAAACTCTAGAATCGGTTGGCCTTCGTGTCAACCAAGACAAGAGTTATTGGTCGGGACCCTTTCGAGAGTCCTGTGGTTCAGATTACTATCATGGTACTCTGATCACGCCAATTAGGGTTAAACACCCTATCGACAAAGAAAACGATGAATATACCCTGTTCCGGTCTGCTGATACCCTTCAAGGGATTATCAACAGATACGGCGAATACAGTCCCAATGTTGCCAAGGGTTGCCAGGCTCTCTTTCGAGAGTGGTTTGGCGTCCCTATACCTCTCTTCTCATCCGCGAGGATGTTTAGGAAGGCCGGTGATCGCTGGACAGGTTTGATCCTGACCGACGACTACTGGGAACATTGTGCAGATAGCAGTCTCATATGTACTGTGCGCCCTTTGAAGAAAAGAGAGCGTATGGGACGATCAATAGATCGCCCCTCTATCCGTGACCGCGTTCGCGTCATAAAACATCGTTATCACAGTGACTACCAAGTCATGCAAATACGTGTTTTATGTGAGGTTGCCTCAGAATATGAGGTCGACCAACATAACTGGAGTTATGTTCTAAAAGCACTCCTCGTAGGTAGTGGTCCAGGGATGGTCCACGTTCCCGATGAGGAGGTTAGAACGATAACGGGTAAATTCGCGCTTGCCAAGCGCAATCGTTATAAGTATGGTTGGTTAGAGGTTTAACTGTGTCAGACCTCGAAGGGCGATAGCATACAACTATCACCCGGGGACCCCGCTGCAGGAG